GCTAAGATAGTTAAAGAAATTAATAAAGAAGTTGCAGCACTACTCGGTATTAATGCAGCAGCTCGTACTACTTGTGTTAAACCATCTGGTAATGCAAGTGTTCTGTTACAAACCGCATCTGGAATACACGCAGAACATTCTCAAATGTACATACGAAATGTACAAATGACAAAAGATTCTGAGGTAACTCAGGCAATACAAAAAGCAAATCCTTATATGGTCGAAGATAGTGTATGGTCTGCAACAAACAGTGATGTTGTTGTGTCGTTTCCTATCATTCCAAAGAAAGGTTCTTATGTAAAAGAGGATCTGATTGGCGTTGACCATCTTGAAAAGGTTAAACTTGTGCAACAGCATTGGGTAAATGCCGGAACAAATGAAGAATTATGTGCTGATAAAGGCGTACGACACAACGTATCTAATACAATACTCGTAGATGATTGGCATGAAGTAGAACAATATGTATATAAGAATAGACATTCATTTGCTGGAATATCATTTCTTTCTATGACTGGAGATAAAGACTTCAATCAAGCGCCGAATACAAGTGTAATATCAGCAAAAGAAATGGTAAAGAAATATGGAACAAGTGCTATATTTGCTAGCGGCCTTGTGGTTGACGCTCTTGGTGCTTTTAATAACTTATGGACTGCTTGTGCAACTGCTCAAGGTTACGGTGACGATATCTCATTGGATAATTCAGCTAATAGTATTAAGCGCGATTGGATTCGCAGGTTTAATAATTTTGCAGACAACTATCTTAAGTCTGATATGAAGATGGCTGAGTATTGCTTAAAAGATTCTCATCTATTACATAAATGGGAAAAGATTAATAAAAACTTTGTACCAATTGTATGGACAGATGATCTTACTGAAAAGAAATATACTGACGTAGATACTATTGGTGCTGTTGCCTGCCAAGGTGGTGCATGTGAGATTGACTTTTAATGGATACTTATATTGTAGAATGTGATGTATGTGATGCAGAATGCCACATAGTATCAAGAGAAGAGCCAGAATTTTGCCCACAATGTGGTACAGCAACGAGACCTGTACTTCTAGATAAGGAAGATGAAATATACGAATAGATGACGTATAAATAGTAGCATGTGGTATTATGAAAATAAATTATATGATGAAGCCCCAAAAGAATACATGGGATTTGTCTATCTTGTAACCGATTTGAATACTAATAGAAAATACATTGGTAAGAAACTATTCTGGAATACGCGTAAGCTCAAACCTTTAAAGGGTAAGACAAGACGCAGAACACAGATTGTAGAATCTAACTGGAAGAGTTATTACGGTTCAAATGAGGAACTTCAGCAGTTAGTTGAAATCTCAAATGCCGAAAGATTTCTAAGAGAGATACTATATTTGTGCGCTAAGAAAGGTATCATGGGTTACCTAGAAGCACGAGAGCAGTTTGATCGTAATGTTTTGTTAAGTGATGAATATTATAATAATTTTATTGGATGCAAAATCCATGGAAAGCACGTAGCTGGATTAAAATGATAATATTAGAATTAACAGAAAATGCAAAAGCCTATATGCAAAAAGTAGGCGATCCAAATGTATCACTATCTGTAAAAGGTGGTGGATGTTCTGGCTTTCAGTATGAATGGGGTACAACCGATCAAAAACCAACAGTCGATAACCTATGGTTAGATCCAATGGCTGAGATGTTTGTATTTGGTTGTACTATAGACTATGTCGAAGAATTAGGTGGATCCTACCTTAAAGTAATAAATCCCAATGCCAAAGCCCAATGTGGGTGCGGCGAATCTTTTGGAGTATAAGAAATGTATGAATATAGAGCAGAACTAGATAGAGTTGTAGACGGTGATACCGTAGACGTAGATATTGATCTAGGGTTTGGCATATGGTTAAAAAAGGAAAGAGTTCGAATTATGGGTATTGACACACCTGAAAGTAGAACAAGTGATCCAATAGAAAAAATATTTGGTAAAGCAGCTGCAGCACGCTTGAAAGAACTTATTCAAGAAGATTGTATATTAGTTACAACTAAAGATCGATCAGGAGAAGATGAGCGTGGCAAGTTTGGTCGTGTGTTAGGTGATTTTAAACTCGCTGATGGACGCCTCGTAACAAAAGTGTTGATTGATGAAGGGCACGCGGTAGATTACTATGGCGGATCTAAAGAAGAGTTACAAGAGCAGCATATGAAGAACAGAGCATTCCTTATAGCAGGCGGTGTTGTTACATTACCAACATAAAAATAATTAAATTTAACTGTTTACATTCCTTTATAACCGTGCTATAATAGTGTCAAAGGAGCGCTAAATGATTATTATTGATTATAATGGAATTGCTATTGCCAATATTATGGTACAAAAACTAGCAATTGATGAGAATGTAATTCGCCATATGATACTTAATTCTATTCGAATGTATAGAAAAAGGTTTGGCAAAGAATACGGTGAAGTTGTACTATGTTCAGATGCTGGTGGAAACTGGCGCAAAGAGCTTTTCCCACAATATAAAGCATCACGTAAGAAAACAAGAGCTAAATCACCAATGAACTGGGAAGAAGTATTTCGTATTACTTCTATGGTACGTGAAGAGATACGTGAAAACTTTCCATATAAAGTTATGCATATCGAAGGTTGCGAAGCAGATGACTGTATTGCTCAACTCGTAGAAGAGACGCAAGAGTTCGGTAAAGCAGAAGATGTAATGATTATATCTTCAGATAAAGACTTTGCACAGCTACAGCGATATAGTAATGTCAAACAATACTCACCTATGCAAAAGAAATTCATTGTAGAAAAGAATCCACGAACCGTATTACAAGAACATATTCTACAAGGCGATACATCAGATGGTGTACCGAATGTACTATCACCAGATAATACATTTACTGATGGTCTACGACAAACTCCGCTTCGTAAGAAGCTACGTGATTTACTCGTAGAAGATCCTAAGTCTCAAGGAGATGAAGTATACCGTAACTATTTACGCAACAAAAAAATGATAGATCTACGCGAATGTCCAGATACTATAAAAACTGATATTATAAATAAGTTTGATAACCAAGATCAAATAGGTAATAAAGCAAAAGTATTTCCCTTCTTGGTCAATAAACAATGTAGACTATTACTTGAAAACGTACAGGAATTTATAAATTGAAAATGCCTCCAAACCCACTTATATTCGAAATACTCGACGGAGCTAGTAAAGCTAAAACTAAAGAAGAACGTATTACAATATTACGTAAATACGAATCATGGGCTTTAAAGGATGTTCTCAGAGCATCATTTGATAAAACCGTGATCTTTAGTATTCCAAATGGACCTCCCCCATATGAACCAAGTTTAGTTGAGAGTATTCCATCAAATTTACTTAGAAAAAATACTGATTTTACTTATATTGTAAAAGGCGGACAAGGCGATAAGATGCCAGCCTTTAAACGAGAAAAAGTATATCTCGGTTTGTTAGAATCAATTCACCCAAAAGACGCGGAGATCATAGTAAAAATGGTAAATAAAAAGTTAGCTATACCTAGGATAACAGAAAAGGTCGTAAAGGAGGCATTCCCAAACTTAATAAAATCATAGTAAGGAGAATACAGATGTCAAATACTCGTGACGAACGTATAGCAAAGTCAACAGCAGCTCGTGTTAAACGTAAAAGCTTAAAAGATACTTTACTAGGAAAGACTGAAAGATTTTATACGAGAATGAGAAAACTACGACGAAAGAAATCAAAGGTAAATGCTTAAATTGACGGTGTACATATCACTCATTACGTGATATAATAGAAAGAGATTATGAATATATTTATTTTGGATAATGACCCCATCAAAGCTGCTCAACAGCAGTGCGATAAACATGTGGTTAAAATGATTGTGGAATCAGGACAGATGCTGTCAACTGTACATCGTATGCTTGACGGCACGATGGAACGTAGACCATCAAAATCAGGTAGTATGTTGCAATACTTTAAACACCCTCATATGCAGATGGAAAATACACTATATAAGGCATGTCATTTCAATCACCCATCAACTGTATGGACACGTGAAAGCATGCAAAACTACATATGGCATTATGATCATTTCTATGCACTATGTATCGAATATACTTATCGTTATGGTAAGATCCATTCAACGCAAAGTAAGCTAGATAAAGTCTTATCAATAATTCCTAAAAATATTCCAAATATAGGTCTTACACCATTCAAACTTGCGATGGCAAGCTTTCCTGAATGTATTGTCGAAGATCCAGTACAATCATATCGTAACTTCTATCAAACAAAACAAAAACGATTTAAAATGGTATGGACCGATCGACCAGTACCGGAGTGGTTTGTTGCTGTATGAAGTTAACAATATGCCGGTGTGGCCTCATGGTCAAGCTTTGTTTTTTAAAGCTGTAAAGCATTGTACTGACAGACTTACATTACCCTCAAACCTATATCTTGAAATAAACTTTATAGAAAATAATGAAGTAGGAGGAGGATGTATTGGTCCAGATACCACTCATGGTAAAAGTCAAATTATTGAGCTTGAAATTAATAATGGACAAAGTTGGACACAATGTCTATTAACGCTCTTTCATGAAATGAAACATGTTGAACAATTATCTAATGGCGATCTTGATGAAGGCATCTTTAAAGCTATAGATACTCGTGAGTACGAATATGGCACTAAACCTCAGGAACAAGAGGCATGGGAATTTGAAAGAACGACAATGATATCTTTCTTAGAAGAACATGGAACAATGGGAAACGAATAATGCCTGTATATACAGTAATTAATAAAACAACTCAAGAGCATACTGAAGTGTTTTGTTCTTGGAATGAACTGCAAGAAATGTTAAAAGATGATAATCTTACTCAAGCATTATCATTGCCAAAAATAGTACATGATGCTGGTAGTTTATTAGCAAGAACATCTGATGGTTGGAAAGATCATCTCAAAGAAATTAAAAAAGGTTCTGGTCGAGATAATACAATCAAAACTTAGGAAAGTTTAATGACTAAAAATAATATTATTTTACAGCATTTCGATGGTGAGTTAAGAGAGTTAGATAAACTTTCTATGGCAAACATCCAAGAGTATGCACAAATGGTTGGTGCCGAATATAGACTTATTACTGGCAAACCTTTTAGTCCTGTACTCACAGCACCATGTCAAAAACTACAGATGATCCAGCCTGAGTTTGATCGATACGATGATGTTCTGATGTTGGATATAGACATGTTTGCACCAAAAGATATGAAGATCAATATCTTTAATGAACCTGGAGTAGGTATGTATCATACTACTCAGAAGATGCTTCATCGTAAAATTGTACAACAATATCCATTATTAGCTTCTAATAACTATCCATACTGGGGTGGTGCAATATATAAGATGGGTAAGAGTCTAAGAGTTGCTCTCAGAAGTGCTGATACAATGTCAAAAGAATGGATGAATAGGTTTAACAAACCATATCACTTTGAAGATGAGGGTATCTTTCATGTGTTGGCTATCAGAGCTGGCGTTAATTGGAGAGGCACATTTATTGATCCAAAGTGGTGTCAATGTAGTTTTTTACCAAACCCACAAGATGCTGGATTTATTCACGTCAGAACTAAGATTACACCACAAGGTCCTAAAAGAGAAAAGATGGAAAACTATCAGGCATTAGTAGATGCCGGCATCCTATGAGCTTTCTTGTAGTAGGTGCTGGTTTTGCTGGTGCTGTTATTGCACATGAATTAGCTAATGATGGCCATCAAGTAACACTCATTGATGAGAGAGATCACATCGGTGGAAACGCATATGACTATACTAATGAACATGGAATAAGAATTCACAAATATGGTCCACATATCTTTCATACTAGTAATGAAAAGGTTTATGATTGGGTTACTCAATTTGGTGAATGGGTAGAATACAAACATAAAGTCAAAGCACAATTGTCTAACGGTGAATATGTCACACTGCCAGTTAATAAACTTACAAAAGAAGCTGTTGGTGAAGAAAATATTCTAGATATATTTTATAGACCTTACACTAAAAAGATGTGGGATAAAGAGATCGAAGAACTTGATCCGAATATCTTAAAAAGAGTTGCTGTTCGTGATGATGACAATGAGTATTACTTTCCAAAAGACATATATCAAATTATGCCAAAAGATGGTTATACAAAGGTATTCGAAAAAATATTAGATCATCAAAACATTGATGTATTACTCAGAACTCCTTTCCATAAAGATATGGAATCTGATTATCAACACGTCTTTAATTCAATGCCTATTGATGTCTATTATGATTATCAGTTCGGTGAATTACCTTATAGATCACTGAAATTTCATAATGTCAATTTGCCGATGGTAAGAGCATTACCTGCCTCAGTTGTTAATTTTACAAACAATAGTCCATATACCAGAATAGCTGAATGGAAAAACTTCCCAGAACACGGATCAAATGATAAATGGACTACATTAACTTATGAAGAACCATGTGATTATATTGATAATGATTATCAAAGATATTATCCAGTAAAGGATATCGATGGTGTGAATCAAAAGATATATAATACATATAAACAAATTGAAAATTCTAAAGTAACATTCATAGGTAGATGCGGAATGTATGTCTATATTGATATGCATCAAGCAGTCATGTCATCGTTGGCAACAGTTAAAAGATTTAAGGAAACTATAAAATGAAAAACATTATTTACCAGTATTGGCAAGGTGAGATGAAGCCTGGTGTCGTAGCTAGTACCAAACTTATGAAAGACTATGCTGAAAGAATTGGTGCTGAATATCGATTTGATCATAACATTACTATTGCTGGAAAATCTGTTAATGTTCCGATCTATTATGA